CATTATACGCGGTGGCTGGACGATGGACGGTTGCGGGTCTGTCAGCCGGATTATTGGCAGGAGATACGTGACGGCAAGTCCTACAGCCGACCGGCAGTGTGCTGGGCGGCATTGGTCACCGCTGCATTAACGGCGATATGGTTTTTTTTGCGAGACAAATGACCCTGTTACCTTACATCCTGTTAAGCGTGATTGCAGTTACGCCGCCGCCGGTATTGCATATACAACCCGTGCAATACAACAGGTTGCCAACGTTGCAGTATTACATAACCAACGATTATGTGATTGTCATCCACCATCCATCGACCAGTCCGGTGGTCTGGGAGTATGTGGACGACCAATGGATTTCGCGTGTTAATCGCGAGGCGGTGCCGATTATCGAGTACAACGGACGATTGTACTCTCACAGATTCCAGGTGGATGTCGTTTCGCAGCGGGATTTTCTGATGCGGATTATTTATCGATGGGGCACAAAATATAATTACTACGATTTTGCGATGCTGGCCAACAAGTGGAACGGCGACGGGCGGTTTACGCTCGAATCCGCAGCCGATATCTTAAGCGGTGTATGGCTAAGAAATGATTACGCAAATTGACACAGAAAGGATGCGTGCATAATGAGTTGGACAGGCTATGTCATCACGGACGTGGACAAGCCGGACGTCGGGTTGGCAACGGCGGTGTGGAATGAGGGGCAGGCCGATGAGTTTCGTTATTCGCGCCGGGCTAAAATGACAACCGCAGAGGGAGCTGTTATTCGCGAAGAGGCTAAGGCGGCAAGAGACGCGGCGATTGCAAAACGGGCAATCGACACGGGCTTATCAAATGATTTTACCTATATCCTAAATAATGACGAGGTCTTCTAATGGCAGCACTAATACAAAACGAGTGGATGTGTGATTAGGAGATAATATGAGTTGGACAGGCATGGCAACGGCGATCACCTCACGGCTGGCCGCCGCCGACCAGGCAACGGCAGAGGCCGTCAAGGCCCAGACCGACAAGATGAATTTCAACGCTGAGTCGCCGACAAAAATACTGGCTGAGGCCACAGCCAACGCCGAGATTTCGTCTGAAGACATCGAAGCAATGGCCGACCAGGTGGTCGCCGGTGTACTGGACGCCGAGGAGATTTCACGTTTGGCCGAGGGGACGGGCAGCACACAATACACGTACACCGTTCGAGATGAAAATGAATCGCCTATTCCCGATGTCCGCGTCTGGGTGTACAGCAATTCAGGATTGACGACGCTGATTGCCCGTTCTGCCACCAATAATTTCGGTGTATGCACCTTTTACCTTGACCCCGGCACATATTATTTCGTGTGCCAGAAGGCGGGTTATACTTTCAATAATCCAGACATTGAAACAGTCAGCGAATAAACGGAGATAAAAATTATGGTTAATGTACTGTTAGGCAACACGGCACAATGGATCAATCTGGGGCTAACCAGCCCGATCAAGATTCGACTGGTTCGACAGATCGGCGACACAATCGAATGTTATGACTTTCAGGACACCGAAGACTGGGCTGCCACCGAGGGCGCATCGGCTATTGATCCGGCCAACGCCCTGTCGGACGAGATTGCAGTCAATCCGGTGTCCGATATGTTTTATTTGCCGATTCCAGACAAGGCCCACCAGGACAATATTCTGATTGGTATTGTCTGCGGCGGCGTTACCCTTGGATACGCCCGAAAGGATGCAGGCGAACGCTCGACGTACAATCCGTCCCTGCTTCCCATGGGCGGCAATCGCATCAAAGTCGTGGAAATCAAATAATGCAACCGCCCGACCCTAAAATCAGTCAGTTGTTTTGCGAAACGCCGTCCGAGCAGCATCGGCAATGGGCACAGTACGCGCGTCATCTATATGCCCAGGGTCTCCCGCTGGCCGATATCGCCATCGAGGTCAGCAGAATAACCCAGCAGAAAGTTCACCCTGAACAGCTGCGAAACTGGATGAAGCAGGCGGATTTCGCGGATTACAGGCAGGCGGTTCGAGAGCACAAAGAAAACACGTTAACCAAAGAAATGGCCGACTGCCGTCGTATCCTGAGTTTGGGCCGTTCCGAGATAATCAAACGGCTGGAATCCGGCGAAGCCATAACAGTACGCGATCTGTGTTCTATTGAAAAGACCTACGGCGACCGTGAAGCCCTGATCAGCGGACGCGCCACGCAGCACGTCAATCTGTCCGGACAGGGAATTACTGTTGTTTTAAGCGATACAGTAACCAAAAGCAAAGAATTCAATGAAACCGATATTCAACCCCACGTTGACTGACAGGCAAAGCGAAGCGTATCTTCGGCTCAATACACCGGCAGCCGAGGTCGATGTCCTGTATGGCGGCGCCAAAGGCGGCGGCAAGTCGCATTTTCTCTGCGCGTGGGTCTTTCTCTGGTCGTGCGCGATCGCTGAACGGTTCGGGTTAAAACCCAGCGAACACCCCCTTCACGTCGGCTGGATCGGGCGAAAGCAGGCCGTCGATTTTACCGGGACAACCCTGAATACCTGGCGCCGTATTATTCCGGCCAGTGAATATGAGATTCGTTCCGGCAGCGGCAAAGACGCCAAACACATTTTGATTCGGGGTTGTATTGCGGTGGATTTCGGCGGTTTAGACCGACAGGAAAACATCAATAAATTCAACTCAGCCGAATACGGCTTTATCGCCGTGGATCAGGCCGAGGAAACCGATATTGACGATGTTTCGGTCTTGATGGGGTCGCGTCGTCTGACCATCGACGGCAAACCGCTGAAATACAAAGGACTCTGGACAGCCAATCCGGGCAATTGCTGGCTGAAGTCGCGTTTTTTAACAAACCCCGGGCCGCACGATTATTTTGTCCAGGCGTTGCCCGACGACAATCCCTACCTGCCGGAAAACTACACCGAGACCCTGACCAAGGCGTTCGGCCATCGTCCCGAACTGCTGGCGGCCTATCTGCACGGCAAATGGGACGAGCTGGACGGAGCCGACCAGATCATCAAACAGCGATGGGTTGAAGAAGCAGCCAATCGCCACGTGGTCGAACACGAACAGCGCGAGCTGCTGGCCTGCGATGTGGCGCGTTTTGGCGACGATGAAACCGTGATTTATTTTATGCGGAATACAGAGATCATCGAGGCCAAGATGTTCGGTCAAAAGGACACCGAATACACTGCCAATATGCTGCACATCTTAAGTGTCGAACGCAACCGCTGTCCGGTGGCCATTGACGACTGTCCGATTGCCGCCGGCGTGATTGACAAACTCAAGGCAATGGGAACACGTGTTATTCCGGTAAATTCCGCAAGCAAGCCGCAGCAGGAAACCAGCGCGGTTCGCTTTTACAATGTGCGTGCCGAAATGTGGTGGAATGCCGCCCGCCTGTTCAGCCAGAAGCAGATTCGGATGACCCATCAAGACCCCGTGCTGATCCGTCAGCTCACAGCACCCACCTATAAATACCGAAACGGCAAGATCCTGGTGGAACCGAAGGAAAGCATCAAAGAGCGTCTGGGCGAGTCCACAGACCGCGCGGACGCCTTTTTAATCGGCCTGTATGCCCTGCCGAAAGTACCGGCGGTTACCCAGGATTATATTGCCCGACACGATAACCAGAGAGGGGTCTATGTCCCCGACAGCATTTTAATTGCGGGAGTAGCCTGATGAGTTACGGCGTACCCACACGATTGACCGACGAAAAACGAAACGCAATTTTAGCGCGATGCAAGGAATATATTCAGCACACGGAGACCTCATCACGTCAGTCCGACAAGCTTCATCGTGCCGCTTTGAACCAGGATTTTTATCGCGGCGCCCAATGGACACGTGAAGAATGGGAAATCTACCGCAAAAACGGGGTCGAACCCATTACAATCAACCGCTGTCTGCCGACCGTCCGACTAATTACCGGTCTTTATATTCAGTCCAAACAGGATATTATCGTTCGCCCCAATCGACGCGGGTCCGAGGCCGTCGCCAAAGTCCTGTCCGAAATCATTAAACACGCCCAAAACGCCGCCGGCGCAGAACGGCTTTATGTGGATTTGTTCAGGCTGGGGGTGATTGAAAACGAATCGTACATCGAATTGACCATCGATCCGGACAAGACCGACGGCGGCCAGTTTGAGCTGGATGTGTACGAATCACTGGATGTTTCACTTGATCCGGACGCGAAATACTATGACTTGGAAAAGGATACGAAATATGTCATTCTCAGGAAATGGAGAGACAAAGAAGAGATCAATCTCCTGTATCCCGACCTTCACGACCGGCTGAACCGACCAATGGGGTATGATGACTACCTGTCCAGCGTGGTTGACACCCTCTGCGAAGACCACACCGAATACGACGAAGAAACGGGCCGGTATCGGTATAAAGTGCGCACGATTTACTGGAAAGAGCCGGTCAAAGGGCTTCGTGTAACCAGCAAACAGCACCTGAAAACCGAAACACTCCAAAACGAAGCCGACATGCGCAAGGCCCGCCAACTGGCCAAGCAGGACAACACCATCACCGTACAGGACGTTATTACCTATCGCCTGCACAAAAGCGTCCTGATCGGCGATCTGCTGGCCGAGGATACCGTCAACCCATTCGGCGACCGGATCACCGAGTTCCCGGTTTTCCGGTTTGCCCCGCATTTTGACAACGGATATGTATTCGGCGTGCTTGACTCCATTCGATCCCTGAACAAGGAAGAGAACATCAACCGCACTCAGGCGACCCGCCACCTTAACCAGACGGTCAACGGCGGCTGGAAGATCGCCGACGGTTCCAACAAACAGGCGGTCAACAAGCTTCAGAACTACGGCGCAGTACCGGGTCTGATTATCGATGAATCTGAATACGGCGGCAAGGTTGAAAAAATCGAACCCAGCCGGCTCAGCGATCATTTCCTGCTGGGCGAACAGTCGAGCATGGATGTCAAAGAAGTGTCAGGCCTGAACGATGCCACCCACGGCTACGAGACCGCTCGTGCCGAAAGCGGACGTGCTCTGATCCTGAAACAGCAGCAGGGGCGTATCTCCGTTGAAACGATTTTTGCCAATTTTTATCACACACTGGAAAAACTGGGTCAGTTTATGCTGAAGTGCATCCAGCATCTGGACGTGTACACCGACGAGGAAATCGAGGCGGTTGTCGGCCAGTCGGGACTGCTCAGCCAAAAACATCTCCGCGAAGCCGAACAGATACTGATGACCCATGTCGGCGGCGGACTGCCCGTCCCGCAGCCGCTCCCGTCCATCCCGCCGGAGGCCATGGCACAGATTCGTCCGGACGATTTGCCGAATGTCCTTGACCAGGTGGAAGCCGGTCTCCGCGGCGCCCGGATGTACGCGCAGGAATACCCTCAGCTGCGCGAGACGCTCGACGACGCAGTGCGCGAGTTTGCCGTATCGCTTCTGATGCAGGAACTCAAAGACGCCTATCTGTCCGACTATAGCCTAACCATTACCACGTCGCCTTCGTCGCCGACGTCCCGCCTGTCCACATTCGCCGAACTGGAAGCCATTCAGGAGAAATACGGCATTATCCCGCCGGATATCTTCATCGAGGCGACCGACCTGCCCAATAAAGACGAAATCATCGCCCGACTTCGGCAGGCCCAAAGCGCACCGCCGCCCGCCGCCGCACTGCAAGGGGGTGCCGCATGAGGCTTAGCATCCTGATTGCCAGTCTGTTTGAACGACATTCCCTGCTGATGCGACTGCTGGGGTCACTGGCACACCAGGCGGATCGCCGCCTCGAAGTGCTGACGGCCATCGATCAGCGGCACTGGAGCATCGGCAAAAAACGAGAACATCTGCTCTGCCGAGCGCACGGCGACTATATATGTTATCTGGACGACGACGATACCGTTTCTGACGTGTTTGTCAAACGCATACTGGACGCCCTTGAGACCGAGCCGGACTGTGTAGGCTACTGGGGGTGTATCCGGCACGGCAGCCAATCAAAAAAAGTGCACTATTCGAAGGCCAACACGATTCGGACTGAGGCGGATGTGTTTTACCGGCCCATCTGGATTATGAATCCTGTACGACGTTCGATTGCAGAGCAGGTTGTGTTCGCCGATGTCTCTACGTGTGAAGATCGTTTGTATGCCGACCAAATTCAGCCGTTATTGAAATCGGAAGTGTTTATTGATGAGACCCTGTATGTTTATCATTGCCGACATGCGTTTTAGGATGCTGATATGGTAATCGGAATCCCGACCGGCTATCGACCGCATAAAGCGGCGGATTGCGTGCGTGCGTGGAAAGACGCCGGTGTCGCTGTCTGGGTTTATACCTGGGACACGGCCACTCGGCAGCAGGTGGCCCCGCTGGCCGACCGCGTCCTGACCGGCCCCTACACCTCGTTCGCCGTCAATCACAACCGGCTGGCCGCCTCGGGCGACTGGACGATATACATCTGCGGCGCAGACGATCTGTTTCCCCTCAACGGGATTAACCGGCTGGCCGACTGGGCAGAAAACCACCCCGGCAAAGTGTTCTGGGTTGACGATACCTTGTTCAATGCGCTGCCGACCCATCCCGTCCTTACCCGCGCCTGGTATGACCGTTATCAATCGATCTTTGACGAGCGGTTTTCCCACAACTGGGTTGACAATGATTTCAAGCTGCGAACCGAACAACAGCAGGAGCTGATCCGCATCCCAGGCAGTGCGGTTGCCTTTGACCACCGACACCCGCTGAAGACCGGAGAGCCGTTCGATCCGGTGTATCGCCGCGGAGCGCGTACGTTCAGCGATGACAAGCACCGTTTTTTTGAGAAATGGGGGGCCTATGGCGACACTTAAAAAACGCACACGGACAGCCCGAAAACCAGCGGTTCTGATCGCCGTTCCCGTGCCCATCAAGACCCGCGAGATCAACGACCTGCTCAGCGGGTTCTGCGAGGCCGCGGCGTTTCGCCATATCGCCGTGCGCGAATCCAAACACGGGCGCGTGCCGGAAACTGTACGCAATACCATTATCCACGATTTTCTGAACCAGCCAGAATACAAACGGTTTACGCATTTAATGTTTCTGGACGCCGATACCGTGCCGGTTAATCCATACGCCATCGAAAAACTCCTGTCCCATAACAAGGACGTGGTGGCCGGTATCACACCGATTTACTGGAAACAGTCCCAGCATTTCACCTGGAATGTCAAATGTATGTTCGAAGGCGGGCTTGTCCGTCATCTGGAACTGGAAGAAATGCCTACCAAACCGTTTACCTGTCTGGCGGTCGGCGGAACGACCATTTTACTCAGACGGCGTGTGCTGGAAAAACTCAGCCCACCGTATCAGAAAACAACCTGGAACGACGATATAACCGCGTTTACGCAGGGCGAAGATTTCTATTTCTGCGATCAAATTCGACAGGCCGGATTCGACATCTGGGTTGACCCTGACGTGGTATGCCGTCATTTTCATACACTGGACATTCTGGATTTATGCGAACTGATGCTGAAAATCAAAAACAAAACACAGCACTAAAAACTGAATAACGGGTTCCCCGACCGGTCGGCCAACCGCGACGGGACGCAAGGCAAATCAAGCGGGCAGTGTAGGTGCCTACACCATCTACACGCCCGCTTTTTTTGCGCCCATTGTCTCTTCCGGCAAGAGTGTATGCCGAACTCCATCGGCGGGAGAATACGCCGAACTCTGGGCGAGAGAGTACGCCACACAAGGAAAGGAACAGTACCATGAAAGCAGACGAACTCTTTGATGACAACCTGAACGTGGACACCGATCCGGTCGGCGACATCGACGAACACGCCACCGACAACGACACGTCAACGGCAGAGCAGGAACCCGCCGAGGCCACGACCGACGCCGAGCCGTCATCGACCGAAGACGCCTCCGCCGAAGCGGAGACGGAATCGCAGCAGAAATCCTGGCTGGTCAATGCCGACGAAGAAGACGGCCAGGACAGCAAGACGGACGCATCGGACGACACGACCCAGACCGGCAAGCAGTTTGTCCCGGATTCTCGGTATGCCCTTCAGCGGGAACGTCAGCGACGCCGTGAACTGGAAGAGGAACTGGAACGTCTTCGCGAGAAAGTCGACAAGCCCGACAGCGACGACGATCTGGACGACGAGGAATTTCTTACCGCCGCTCAGGCCCGCCGATTGGCCGCCCGGGCTATCCAGGAGGCGCTGAAGCAAAAGGATCAGGAAATTTCCCGCATCCGCGAAGCGGAACAGGTCAAGTCACGGCTGTTGGCCTGTGAACAGGCGTTCCGCTCCCGTGTTCCAGACTACGACACCGTCGTTGAAGCCGCGCTGAAAGAAGATGTCCTGACCCGAGCGGATCGCAGCGAAGCGTATCAGGCCAAAGACCCCGCCAAGGCCCTGTACCTGGCGGCCAAACAGAAATTGTCATTACTGGGGATCGAACTGCCTGTTCCCAAGAAGACAACCCAAATAGAAACCACTTTGTCTTCCGAACAAAAATCGCAGGAACCGGACGAAACTATGTCTCCGGAAGCCTTGTTTGACTCGATTTTCAAGTAGGATAGAAAGGACCCGTTATGGCAACAAGTTTTACACGTGTCAGCACGACCCCCGGCGGTGCCGCGTCCAATCCGGCACTGATTCCGCAGTATTGGGGTCAAAAGACGTTCAAAGAGGCGTTCGAGAAAAACCCGCTGACCCGATTTATGGGCAAAGGCTCGGACGCCATCATTCAGGTCAAAATGGATTTGGCCAAAGTACAGGGCGACAAAGTCACCTTCGGTATTCGCAATCTCCTGACCGGCACCGGCCAGACCGATGACGGCACCTACGAGGGCAATGAAGAGGGAATGAACTTTGACAGTTTCGCCCTGGAAATCCACGAACACGGTCATTCCGTCCAGCTGGCCGGTAATATGACCGAGAAATCGGCGGCCATGAATCTGCGCACCGAGGCCAAAGACGCCCTGTCCGAATGGAAGGGCCGCATCGTGGCACGCGGGATCATCGACGCCCTGTCCGGCCTGAAAGGGCACGCCTTTACCGGCCAGGTCTTGGGTGCGTCGGCCCTGCTGCTGGATGCAGGCTCCAACCAAATAAACACCGTCCAGCAAGTTGCGCCAACCCGTTCGGCAACCGCCAAGCGATATTATTGCGGCGGCCAGACCACCGCGGGCGAAGTGACCCGTGTGGCAAAACCCAGCAATGTTACCACGGCGGCCAGCTGCCTAATGGGAACAAAGGTCATCGAGGCCGTCAAACGCATGGCCAAGCTGGAAGTGGCTTCCGACGGCACTCACATCACGCCGATTCGTCCCATTCGAATCGGCGGCGACGAGGTCTATGTGCTGCTGGTCGATCCGCTCCAGGTCAAGTCCCTGCGGGCGGATTCCGACTGGAAAGCGGCGATGCAGAACGCCTATATCCGCGGCAAGGACAACCCGTTCTTCTCGGGCGCATTGGCGTACTGGGACGGTGTGGCGATCTTTGAGACCCAGATGCTTCACCGCCGAACGGGCGCCGGCGGCGTGACCGGGCCGGAATACTTTGATTCCACCACCGAGGCCCTGAACAACGGCATTACCATGGTACGGTCGCTGTTCCTCGGCGCCCAGTCGGTCTGTCTGGCCTACGGCAAAATGCCCGTCTGGACGGAAGGCCATCTGGACTGGCAAAAGACCCGCTGGGGATTTCATACCAACTGGATTTACGGTATGAAAAAAGTCGCTCGGTATTCCTCGGCGAACGTAACCAGTATGACCGCCGACAGCGAATTCGGCTGTATCATCGTGGACACCGCTGTCACCTAACCGTTTTTTTAACCGGCTCCCGTCCGTCGGCACGCCGACGGGCGGGGCCTTGATACAAGGATTGTTGCAATGAGTACCGGCGGCACCACCGGCGTTCCGATTGATAGCGGCGAATTAAGTCTGTCAACACTGACCAAGGAGATCATTCTGGATCGCGTCAACCAGATTACCCGACGCGAAGAAACCTCCATCGATACCCTGCTGTACGCGGTCTTGACCGATATCACCGAACGCACGCTGTGTCTCAAGACACAGACCGGCGGCACGCTCAGTGCGGGCGATGCGTCTGTTTCCAAGCCCGACGACATGGCGCCGGGCGCAGTATTTTCCCTGGTCGTGGACGGCGACGACCTGCCGCCGCTGACCTGGCACGAGTATATAAACCAGACGCGGCGTGGGTATATCGACCGTCAGAATACACTGGCGTTTTATCCCGCCGTCAACGCCGACACAACGTACACCCTGTATTATGCCCGCCTGCATCCGGCGGATATGGATCATATCCTGCTTCCGGATCGGTTCACGTCGGCGATTGTGTACGGAACGGCGTCGAAACTGTACGAAAATTACGAGCTGAACGAACACGCAGACCGCATGCGAATACGCTACGAACTGGAACTGCGCCGACTGGCCGGCTACGAACACACCGCGCCGACCGTGCGCCCTTTACCGATGAGGCTGTAAGATGAAACTGATTGCATCCACACCCGACGGATTTATTGCCGACATCTCCCGCGCCGAAGCGATGCGGCTAAGCGGCACCGGCCAGCCGACGGTCGGCGATACCTTCAACCCGTTGACCCTTTTGAACCGAGCCCAGTGGCTGACCCGTCAGGCCGACGCATTGGAGCAGCTGGAAGAAAACCTGAGAATCGCCCGCGAACGCATCCAGCAGGTTCGACAAACCCCGACAGAGGAGACTCGTTCCAATGGCTAAAATCTATCCTATATCCACCCATAAGCCGCAGGGAAGCGACAGCCCGCGTATGGGCGACGATGTTATCCGTGCCCTGGCCCGTGCCGTAATTGAATGGCTGGGAACCGACCATTTCATCGAGGCGGATTTTTCCGGCACACCGACCGGCAAAGATTACGACGACGACGACGGCGGCAAACACAACCAGATCACATTCCGTCTGGCGATGGACGCCACGCCGTCGCTGGGCGCCAGTGATGAGGGGATTTTGTACACCAAAACCGTCTCCGGCACACCTGAACTGCATTTTCGCGACGCGGCGGGCAATGAAATCCAGCTGACCGACAACGGCGGTCTGTCCAATATCCTGCTGAAAAACAACCTGCCGCAGATCAATATTCAGGAGGCCGACCAGTCGGCGCCCGCCGGACGCTGGCGGATTCAGTCGTCCGACGACGTGCTGACGATCCAAGGCCGTAAAGACGACGATTCGGATTTTGTCAGCATCCTCAAACTGACCCGCGAATCACACGTCGAGGTCGGCACGGCCACCGGCGGCAGACGGCAGGTGAAAAATATCGCCGACCCG